AGATGGTTTCAGATCAGTTAAATAATACACCCAATATGGCTAAAACAAGCTACATACACCCAAACATTATAAACTCTTGGCTTACGACACTGGGTACTAGCGATGCAGATATGTATATGATTAAGTCATTGAGCGTTGATATTTTTAAGTCATCAGATAGTGAAGTGAAAGTGGACGACGATGAAGAGTTGGAAGAGGGTGACGATCAGTACCTACTGCCTGACTGGTGGGATGAGTCAATCTCCCCTGTTGGTGGAGATAGCGCACCCACATTAGATGAAATTAAAGGTAGCTGAAATTGACAGTTTCAAATTTATATTATTTTAACCATATAGTTTTAGTATCTTTACCCAATATATTCGGCACAATGTAACTTTTTTACAGTTATGTCTGAACTTAAAGACAAGTTTCAGTTCTACATTGCTAATGTAGATATTATTGAAAAGGCTGACAAGGGTAAGTCAGATGACATGAAAATACGCGGCATTGCCTCTACAAATGACGTAGATAGCGATGGTGAAATGCTTGATGTCAACGGTATGGACTTGTCCGATTTTCGTTGGATTAACTGGAACCATAAAGGTAAAGATGACTCAGGTGCAGTAATTGGTGAACCCACTACTACTTCTATTATAGATGGAAAACAACTATATATAGAAGGAGAACTCTACCCAGAAGTTCCAATGGCTGTTTCCACTTATAACCTTATGAAAGCTGTAAAAAACAGCAAGAGAGGTAATAAGTTATGCCTCTCCGTTGAAGGTAAGGTAACGGAACGAGACGCGGCAAACCCTAAAAAGGTTATGAAAAGCCGCATTACAGCGGTTGCGATCTGCCCCACTCCTGTAAACGGTTCCACATGGGCAGACTTTATTCAAAAGGGCTACACCGACGAAATGGAATTTGAAGATGAAGATGAAGAAAAAGAAAAAGCATTTACCGTAGAGGGTAACCAACACACACGTAAAGAGTCAATAGAAGGTACTGATAGAGAGGACGAGGAGGACGAGGAAAATGATGAAACTATCCAAAAGGATAAAAAGTTTTTATATAAAAGTGATGTCTATCTGCACTTATATAATTATTTTTACGACATAAATAAAGAACAACCCAGCACTGAATTAATTAAATCGGCTTACAATTTGATAAAAAGAACTATGAGTGACGAAAATAAAGGCAAGGTAACTCAGGCAGATATTAACAAAGCACTTGAAATTCTCAATTTAGCTAAGTCTCCTGAAATCACACTTGAAAAAGCCCAAGAAATCCGAACTTCTTTTGTTGCGGAGAACGCAGAAGCCAGCAATGAAGATGCCGTAGCGCACCTAATTGAAAAAGGAGTTTCTGAAGACACTGCTAAAGAGGTTTGTGTAGATGTTAAAGAAAAAACTGACAAGGTTGAAAAAAGTGAGGGTAAGAACGAAGACCTTACTAAAAGTATTTCCGATAATATTTCCAAGTCTTTTGAAGCCATTGAGAAATCATTTGGCGACCAAATGAATGCAGTAGGTACTTTAGTAGCAGGTCAAACTGAAAACATTCAAAAGATGTCTGAAATCCTAGAAAATCAAAACGAGGTATTGAAATCTCAAACCGATTTTATTGGAGAGATGAAAAAACGTGTTGATAACGTAGAAAATCAGTCAAAAGGCCGTAAATCTATTGTAAAAGGATATGGTGAACGGTTTGATGAAACTGGTGACGCAGGAGAAGGTAACACCTATGATATGGGTGATGCTAATTCCAGAAACGCACTTAAATATAGGCTTGAGGAGGAAAGCGGCTTAAATAAGAGTGATGTTTCAGACGAAGGGTTGGCTAAAATCGCAGGAGAAATTGAAATTGCAAAAAGCGTTAGTCCGGGGTCACTAAAACGACTGAAAGGAATAGGTATAAATGTAATTCAAGGAAAACAATAATCGGGATATTCGGACAAAAGTAAAAATTAAACTGAGATGGAAGATATTTTAGGAGGAGGCTCAGGTTTCATGGGGGGCGAACAGGATAACTACAATTCCCTGTTGAAGGCGATTCAAGCTGGTCACATTACTGGTAGAGATACCACAGGCCAATCGCTGACTCACGAACCATTGAAAGCTGAAAGCCTTGAAACAACTTTAAAGTTGTTGGACGCAAGAATGAAAGACATTCGTCTTTTAAATGCGATGCCAACATTAACCGCGTACAATACTGTAGAGGAGTTCCTGCAACTTGATTCTTATGGTAGCGAACGTGGTGGGTTCTACAATGAAGGTGAACTTTCAGACGTAGAAGACTCTACTTACATTCGTAGATCAGAACTGATTAAATACCTGCAAGTAACAGGTGAAGTCACTATGCAAGCCCAAATGACAAAGGGCTTTGTTGATGCTATGACGCAAGAAGTCACCAATAAAACAATGTGGATTCGTAAACGTGCAAATTCTGCCCTGACAAAAGGTAGTTCGCGTTTGGTTCCTCAAGAGTGGAATGGTATTTATGAACAGCACCAATCAGTAGGCTCTTCTGACGGGTTTTTGTTCTCTACTTTAAGTGACTATTTTAACAGTAATGTTGTTTATGACCTTAGAGGCCGATCACTAACACAAGAAGATGTAGAACGTGCAGCCGTTATAATTGATGACAATTATGGCGACACATCACACCTTTTCGCACCTACAAGTGTTATTTCAGCTCTTTCACAGGATTTCTTCAAAGATCAACGAATTGTTCAAAACAGTTCTGCTGGTTATAATGGTGTAATTGGAACCGTTGCGAAAGCGATTTCAACCACACTTGGAGACGTTCGTTTGGAGCCGGACAAGTTTATGAAACACGACTTCAACGATGGCCGCACAACTGCTGACAACGCGACAGGAGACAAAGCACCTAGCGCGCCTACTGCTGGTACTTCCCCTGCTGCCGCTGCTGATAGCCAGTCAATGTATGTGGCTGGTGATGCAGGAGACGCTTACTACGCTGTATCTGCAATAAGCCAATATGGTGAGAGCGCATTAACTTTACTTGATGCTTCTGCTGTAACGATTGCTGCTGGTGACGGAGTAACGCTTACTTTTACTGCAACTGTTGGTGGAAACGTTGCAAGTGCTTTCCGAATTTATAGGACTGAAACAACTTCTGCTTCAACATCTGCTGGACTTCGTTTCTTCCCACTGTTTTCAATTTCAACTTCTGAACTCGCTTCTGGGTTCGACGGAGCTAGCGCACTTTCAGTACGTGACCGAGGTCGATTCCTACCAAACACCGAACAAGCGTTTGCAGCCGGAATGACTGACGATGTTCTCTCCTACAAACAACTTGCTCCTTTGAGCAAAATAGATTTAGCTGTGCTGTCAATGAGTAAGCGTTTCATTGCGTTTACTTTTGCGACACCAAACGTAGCTGCTCCACGTAAGATTGTACGATTTATTAACTGTGCTAAGAAATTGACCAGTTCGTAATAGCAACATGATATAGCAGTGGGGATTTTTGGTGTGAATTTTACCTCATTGTTGTTCTAAAGGGGCTGGATTATTTCAGCCCCTTTTCTTTTGTATTTGTTTTAAATTTTAGTATTTTTACCATAAATTAAAAACTTATAAAAATGGTAAAAGTAAAAAGAACAAATCCAGTTGCTAAAAATCGCACGATTATTACAGTAGTTGGCCGAATTACATTCGACAAAGAAGGGTTTGCAGAAACCTCACAGGAAGATGCGGATATTCTTGTCAAGCATTACGGCAATTATGAAATTGTTGGTAAAGGCAGTTCCAAACCTAAAGAGAAGGAGACTGAAGATGTTGTAGAAAAACCCGAAACAGAAGAAGAAGTCATAAATGATGATTCCAATGCAGACGGTGAAGATCAACAGGGTGAAGGTGAAGATTCTGATGTTGATGAAATGGAAAAAGCAATTAACGACATCAGTAAAATTGCTGAACTCAAAGCATTGGCAGAAGATGCTGGTTACCCCGAAGACGAATACTCATCTATTCGCAGTAAAAAAGACATGAGAGCCTACCTTATCGGCAAACTTTAAGACTAAAGGTAAATGCAAGTCACGTATGATATTTCTTACCAAACAGATAATGACCTACTCCTTACTCCACAAGATTTAAGAGGTAGCTATTTGCATGGCGTAAACATTAAAGATGAAAGCGGGAACGAAATATCCGACGAAGCCCTTGAGTTTTACATAAGGGCGGCTCAACAGGAGATAGAAGACCACTTATATGTAAAATTAAAAAGGCAAGTTGTAAACGAAGAGCACCATTTTCACAACAATGAATGGATGCAATGGGGGTATATTAGGTGCTCCTACCCTGTGATTTGCCCTTTGCAATTAGAAGGGTATTTAAATACTATAAAACAAGTCACATATCCTGTTGACTGGTTAAGTGCTCGTCAGATAAGTGGAAATGATGAGAAACTCTACATGAGGAATCTATATGTGGTTCCGGCAGGGGGGCAGACAGGTACTACTTTCTCAGTTGTTTATACCGGATTACTACCTCAAACTGGTTATAGGGGCGGTGGTAGAGGAACTATACCAAACTACTGGACGACAAAATATGTTACGGGATTCACAGAAGTTCCGGCAGACATTTTGGATGTTTTGGGTATGATGTCCACCTTTGGGGCTTTCAATATAGCTGGTGACTTGATATTGGGGGCTGGTATAGCATCACAGAGCCTTTCTATTGATGGTCTAAGTCAAAGTATAGGTACTACGTCAAGTGCAACTAATAGCGGTTATGGTGCTCGTTTAAATGAATACAAAGGAAAACTAAAAACAGCTATTCCAAATTTGAGAAGTAAATACATGGGTATAAATTTTGCTGTCTGCTAATATGGCTGAATTAATTACTATAAAGCCAGCTCAAATAACCAAGTCAAGGGTTAATTTTAAGAAAAGCGATTTCTTGGACTTGCTTTGGACTAAGGGTTACTCCGTAGTACACGAAAGAGCATTACAATGTCCTTGCAAAAGTAAAAGCAGTAAAGGGCAGCTAAGTGATTGCAGTAATTGTGGTGGTGGTGGTTGGATATTCATAAATCCTGTAAGAACCAGAATGATATTGCATTCAGCTAATAGGGTGACGGAATATAAAGAGTGGTCGGAAGAAAATATGGGAACTGTTAATATTTCCGCAGATGATTCCGACAGGCTATCAGTTATGGATAGGATCACCCTTGAAGATTCAGAGGCTACTTATAGTGAAGTGATTCATATTTCGAGAACTGAAGACATTTTGTTTTCCTATACAGACTATAGGATTAAGTCCATCGAAACTGTTTTTATGTTTGTGGAGAAGTCCGAGAAATTAACAAGATTGAAAAAGGGCGAAGATTATACATTTGATGAGAAGGGTGTGTTTTATTTAGATGAAAAGCATATTGGATTTTTTGAAGATAACGGTGGTATTACTATATCTTTGCGTTATATTCATCCACCGCAGTATCATATAATGGATATGACAAGACATGTAATGAATTCTTTTGTGAAAGATGGCGGTAGAGATAAAAGTATTACTCTTCCGGTCAGTGCAATAGGCAGAATGGCGCACATGATAATGGCTATGGAAAATATTTCAGACACTCGAATTTTAAATAACTCATATAACGACGAAAACTGTACAGATAATAAAGTTACCTGTAAAAAATGATAGTTCCTATTCAAATAGACACTAAATCCATTGCCGACCAGTTTTACATGACTGAAAGCGAGGTAAACTCTTTTATGGATTATGTTGTGAAGGAGATTGCTGCTTCTTTTGCTCGAAGGTGGGAGGATGAGGCTAAAAATGAATTACACCAAACCCGTAGCAAGTATGTTAATGCTCTTTCAGTAGTTGATTCTGGTCGCCTTGAAGCCTCTGTTGTTTTGGACTACTCCGACCCTGTTGTGAGGATGATTGAAGAAGGAGCAGGGGCTTTTGATATGAAGCCGGGGTTTGCTGCTTCAAGTAAGAAGAAAACTAAAAAAGATGGCGGCTGGTATATGCACATACCATTTAGAGTTGCCACACCAGATGCCGTAGGGGATAGCGATGTATTTAGTGATCGGATGGATGATGAAACATATCAAATTGCTAAAAAACTCGAACCCAATACATCTATAACTCAGGCTGAATTACCAGATCATTTAAAAGTAATTGGAGCGAGGTCAGCTATTACTAATTTGGTGACAAGTAAAACATTTGAAAAATATAAACATAAGACATCAAAATCTGCTGGTATTACAAAGATCAAAGATTCCAAAACAGGTCAAAACAAGTATATGAAATTTAGGACTGTTAGTGACCAGTCAGATGAAAGCGCATTTATTCATACCGGAATGGTTGCTAAAAATCTTTCAGATAAGGCAATGTCTGGCCTTGAAAGTACAATTGAATATGAATTAAACGATGCTACCAATAGAGCACTTGCACAACTTGGATTTTAATGGTAATACCTGAAATAATAATACACAATACCCTAAATGCTATCTTGAAGATAGTTAGGGATGATTTTGCCAGTGCTTCTGACGAACAAAATACTATTTTATATAGGTTATTTTCAGACGATAATCTGGAAAGGTACGAACTTTTTGAACAGGCTAAAACAGTATTTTTAAAGAAACCTGAAGAAAGTCCGCGTTCACTTTCTGTAAACCTATCTTTTAATTCAGAAAAGGCTTTTATACCGTCTATACACATAACAACACCTTCAGACCAACATGGGGAAGATGGTCTTGGAGTAGACGAGGGCTATCAAGACAACGTATATGATTCAGAAGACGAATTAATAACTAAAACACTTACAAGGCGGTTTAACGGTAGGGTGAATATTACCTTCACCTCTGATAATTCAAGCGAGGCACTTCTACTGTTTTATGGGTTTAGAGCATTACTTATACCACTTCTCCCGCACCTTAGTATTTCTGGATTGGATAATATAAAATTAAGCGGAACCGAGTTAAACATAAACCCCAACCTTGTACCAAAACACATCTTTGCTCGAAGCATTGTAATGCAGTTTGGCTATGAAACAAATGTTAACCTTTATAAAAAACTACTTGCAATAAATACGTTAATATTTGATTCTAATATATTATAACTTGTCGGCAGCAAATTTCAACGCCGTAGGAACTTATTTTGCAACGATGATTGAAAAAGGGTATTGAGAATGGAAAATAAACTGATAAATATAGACCGATTTGTAGCTTTCATTGTCGTATTTGTGATGTTCGCAATGTGCGCTCGGCCCACTTTGTCGCAGGAATGCGGGTTTGATTATATCGACCAACACGAGAGCCACTACCCAGCCGTTACCAGTCGCTCTGACACTATCCTAACAGTTCCGGTAGTGGTACACGTAGTGCATAGTGCCGCGGATACGTATGGCACATCGAGCAATATCACTGACGCTCAAGTAATATCGGCCATTGACAACTTCAATACCCGCATGGCGAATAACCCATCGGGTGATACCGGAATCAGGCTTTGTCTGGCTGAAATAGACCCCGAAGGCAATGAAACAACAGGGATAACGCGATCAACTTGGACAACAACTTATGAAATGTACGGGGTGCGATTGCAGGGTGTATTAGGCGAATCGGACTTATCGCTGAAGCAAACTTTCAATTGGCCACAGGATCTCTATTATAATATTTTTGCGATCACCGAAATAGACGATAACGACGGAGGTTGGGGCATCCAAGGCTATGCCTATTTACCCACGTCGTCCGATCTTGACGCTACTACACTACTGTACAATGTTATAGGTTTTGATCCGATCGGATCGGAAGGATACAATCTCAAACCAACAAACAACCTCAACACCACATTTGTCCATGAGATAGGTCACGCCTTCAATCTTTACCACACCTTCAATAATACCTCGTCCTGCACTTCTGAAACCGATTGCAACATACAGGGGGATAGGGTGTGCGATACTGCGCCTCACACAGTTACCTCAATGTGTGCAGCCAATTGCCCGAATGCACCCTTCACCAACTACGAGGGGTATAGTGCGCAGGCTTGCCGAATGGAATTCACCACCGGACAGGTAGGACGGATGCAGGCTGCACTACTTGGATCACCTTGGAGGCTACCGCTACTGACTTCCAACGTATGCACATTCGAGGACTACGAGCCACCTATTGAAGATCCGCTATGTGATGCCCCTTGTACGAATGACTTCTGCGAAGATGCAATTGAATTAACAGCGTGCGAAGAAACAATATTCTGCAACACAAATTGTACAACGGACTACTACGACGTGTTAACGCACCCCAATGGAGCCGTGAATTGCGGTGGAACATTTCACCACCTCGGACAATGGTTCAAGTATGAAATTACCGAGACAACCACTTACCTGATCTCGATTGATAGTATAGGTAACGGGTTTTCAACAGGTCAAAACTTCTACGGCAACAACGGGGCAATTGAAGGGGTGAAATTCAATCTTGCACTTGGAAGTTGTGATGATTTGGATTGGATATATGCCTCTAGCTGCCCATCGTGGCCATGCAATTATTTTTGCTTTTCACCCACATGGGCGGGCAGTTTGAGCGACGCGCCATGTGCTAACCCCGTTCCGCTAATCCCCTTCTGGGATTTCACGAATGACTGCCCACTATTCAACAACGGCGTTTTCGATCCAACGCAACAATCATGGGAGGGATGGCTAACGCTTCCGGCGGGGCAAACGCTATACATTCTTACCAGTTCCTTGTCACCCCACGACGGGCAAAACTTATTTCACTCTGAAGGATCAGGTACTATATCTATATGTCCATTGACACCCCTAAGCAGCAAGCCTGTATTGACCCACAAGGGGTTGAACCTTAATTGGACTGGCACTACCTCAACCGATTGGGCGGTATTTCAATTGGACAGCGAAATGGTATGGCAGGAGATTGCGAGAACTGTTAATCAGACCTATGAAATCAGCGAAACAGGCTACTACATTGTGGCCGGTTCGTCCGGTTTTTCAAACATGCTGTATATTGAAGTGGTAATTATTAACAGCACACAGCGTAGATTTGACATTTTGGGTCGCGAAGGTGTAAAAATATGGATAAAGTGATGGTAGAATATATTCCAATTATGGGCGGTATAGCGGGGTTGTCAAGTCTCATATTGGGCGCGTTGGCTTATTTCAAGTGGAAGCCTAAGCATCCGATTGACATCAAGGAGACTATGGTGAGGATTGAAACGGTGGCAATAGACAATCTCAAGGACATCCTCAATTACCAAAAACTGCACATTGAAACAATGGATGCTGAAATAAAAGAAGAAAGAGATAGACGCTTGAAGGCCGAGAAGGATGCTGAGGAAAGGCAAGTCGAGCGGGAAAAAAAATGTGACGAGAGGATAGAAGCGCAAGGAAAAAAGCTCGATCAAATGAAAGATTGGCTGAAAAAAAACGAGGACAAATTGAAAGAACAGGGGAAAGTCTTAAATCGAGCAGAAAAAAGATGTGTAGATGGGTGCTTTTCGCAAGATTTCGAAAGTGTAGATTGAAAACAAGAAATTTTCAAGAACGATGAGTAATAATATAGTAGTAATATTAGATGATGGACACGGTAAGCTAACTTTGGGCAAAAGAAGTCCTAAATTTACCGAAGACACAAAAATTGGGAGCAGGATATTCAAAAAAGGTGAGCAGTTCACTGAAAACGACTTCAACCAACCTGTTTGCGACAGAATTGATATATTGCTACAAAGTTTGGGGATTGTCTGCGTTCAAACTGCACTCAGTCACGAAGATATTAGTTTAGGTGAGAGAATTCGCAGAGAACATAAATATTATAATGAAGCTAAAGCAGCCGGAAAGGAGTCAATATTTATTTCCATACACGCCAATGCTCACAAAGAAGATTGGAGTAATGCCAATGGAATAGAAACGTATTGTCACCCCAATTCTGAGAGTGGGAAAAGGCTATCAGAACTTGTTCAAAACAGCACCACTAAAATTACTGGATTGAGAGATCGTGGGGTAAAAACTACCCCGATTTTTTATATTATTAGAAAATCAAAGTCTCCTGCTGTACTTTTTGAAGGCGGGTTTATGACTAACCTAAAAGAACTTAAAATAATAGGCAGTCGAGATTACCAAAACAAGATCGCGACTTCAATAGTTGAATCAGTCGTTAAATATTGTCAAAAATAACAAATTAACATTTTTATGAAAGAGTCAAAGAAGAAAGAGTCAAAGCCCAAAAAAGAAACCAGTAAATTTAACGCAGCCCAATATTGTGGAATAAGCAAATTGAGCCGTGGCGGTAGGCGTTATATGAATATGAAATATGGTCAATGCGAAAATAAAGTTAAGTCTACTTGGGATAATATTGTTAAAAAAGATAAGGTATTTTAGTATTGTTGTAGAAATTATTAGTATTTTTACCACAAATACGAGATTCGGTATAATAGTGAAATAAGCTGACTATGGCGACAGAGTTTAATTTTAATGGCCAAAATATAACCATACCGGGAGTATATTCTACAATTAAAAGTGGAATAAAAAACGCACCACTGGATTTAGACTATGGAACCGTACTTGTAATTGATACAGGTTCCGGTGCTGGCTATGGAGGTGGCTCTGGTATTGCAGGCACACTCGCAAGTGGTAAAGATGCCATTTATGTTTTTAACGAGATTCAAGAAATGCAGGACTACGCCAAGGGCGGGTTGTGGCATTTGCTTTCGCGTCCACTTTTTAGGCCAAATGGAAACCTAACTGGGGCTAGTCGCGTACTTTTCATTCGCGCAGCCACTACGGTTCCGGCAGAAATTGAGTACACCTTTACTGGTGGTGGTGCAAACGGTGGAGTTCTTACTATTCAGGTAAGGGATGAGGGGTTGGTTGGAAACGGTTCAGAGAGTGGTGGTGTATTACGAAAAGGGTATGCTGGCGTAATGGAAGCTGGAATAGATGACACCAATAAATTCATCTTGAAGTTTTACCGAGGTACTTCATCAGGCGTGGATGCTGACGGCCAAACTTACTCTGAAATATATGTATCATCATCAATACCTCAATTATTGATTACCTCTCCCGAATTCGACAATGCTCAGGAAATGGTTGATTGGATGGGTTCGGATTTCTTCTTTAACAAACACTTTAAGTTGAAATCCTCAACAGTAAGTGGAACAGGGGCGGTAGACGGTGACGACCTTACTGCGAATGTAGGAAACAACCTTGCTGATAGTGGAACTGAAACCTATTCTACTGCAAACCTTAAAATAGCATTAGATAAAGTGGCTAATCTCAATATTAGCTTCATTCTTGCAGATCAATTTGGAGAAACAGGCAGTGCGGCTCAAAGCGCGGACAACGTACTTATACTTGACCACATCATTGAAGATTCTAAATTCAAACCCGAACTATACATTGCAGCCGGAGATAGTGAAAGCGAATTTGAATATTCTCAGGAAACCGCAGAGTTTTACGACAACGATAGCGTAACAGTTGTTCACGGTGGAGTGTTGAAAGCGACCCGAAACTTCAAAGTTGTACCTAATGGCTTAAAAATATGGCCTTCTATTTATCGAGCCGCTGCCTTTTTAGGTCGTGAAGCCGGACTCGCACCACAGGTTCCGACCACGTTTAAGACGGTTTCAATTATTGATGGTGATGTTCATGCTTTAGATGACAAAGAAGCCATTATATGTCTTAAAACTGGCCTCATGGTAAGTCGTGCAGAAGATGGAACTTTTGACGTTTTGAAAGGCGTTAATTCATTACAGGAAAACACCTTCCTTGTCAACGAAAACGGAACCACTCACAGCAAGCAAATTAAGCGAATTGCCCGACAGCTTAACAAAGAGATAATTGTCAACGCAAGAAAAACTCTTTTAAAGAATCCAGACGGGGTGAACCGAAACACTCTTTCAGAGCAAGATGTAAAAACATGGCTGAAAAGCTACTTGAAACGTAAAATTGCGGAACCCACAGCGGATAATTTGATTTTGAGCTATCAGGACATTACTGTAACCCGAAACCAAGATGCCTATAATATTACTTATGGGTTTACTCCGAATAGTGAAATATCCTTCATTTTCAGCACTGGTTTCATTCTAAACGTATAACAACGGTTTAAAGGCTAAAAAATATAGAATATGTCGAATAAAGTAATAACTGGTGCGATTGCCATAATTAAGGATGCCGAGGGCACACCAATTGGTAAAATGAGAGATGTACGTATCAACGAATCTTTTAACCGTGTAAACGTACCTAAAGGACTTGGAAGCATCTTCGACGACGAAGTGGCCCTTGTGAAATGGCAGGGAACGCTTACTTGCTCTTATTACGAGGTCAGCTATGTCCGAAGTGGACTGAAGAACTCTATTCGTAGGAATTTTGGAGACAGTATCGTTTCTCAAATTGCTGCCGGAAACCCAATTCAGAACTTTGAAGATCAAGCCGTATTGGACGACATTGGAGTACAGGTCAATGTTTACCGAAAGGTAACTGACGTAATTGATGAATTCGGAATCATTATTCCAAATGCAATCCCCTATGCGCTTGTAACAAGATTGTTCATTGAAAGTGATAACGTGAATATTAGCGAAGCGAATGTAAGTGGGCGTGACCAATCATTCAGATACCTTGACCCAATTATCACAGACGACGATTTTGAAACACAAGTGTTGTCGTAAAAAAAACAATAAAAAAAAAGCATGAATTTACCAGAAAAAGAACTAAAGTTCAAATTTGAGGGCGAAGATTATACCGCAAAGTTTCCTAAAACAGGACAGCATATTGAAATAGCTACCTATCGAAGTGCTCTTTCAGGAAGTCAATACGAGAACATTGCGAGTACACGAGACATCGAATCTATGTATGTGAAGAGCATGATTGATGTCTCCGCATATATTACCATTATGTGCCCCGACCTTGTTGAAAAACTAAACGTCAAAAGCTTAATGGACTTGGAGGCTGTTGATATGCGTAAACTTATAGATGTGTATTTAAGTAAAATCGCGCCTTGGTATAACAATTGGGTAATTGCACTCAACAAGCCCCTACCAAAACCAAAAGCTGAAGGTGAAGACAAGAAGTAATGACCGACAAGAATTTTGAGAAATTCATTCTTGAATGGAATAATACTTTTCCTTACGACAAACTTTACCGAAAAAAATACAGCATTGGATTTGGCAGCCCAGAACATAAGGCTCTTTGCCAAATAGATATTTTTACCGACCTTTACGAAGACGCTTTAATCCAAAAGTATTTCGCAAACATTAGCGAACAGGGTGAAAGAGATAAAGATTATGTTGGAGGCAAACTCTGGCGTGACAACTATCAAACAGATAACGAGCAGAAAGCTATGGAGATGTTTGATAGAATAGATTTCGGAGAGGGTAAAAAATCCAAAGATGGATAATAAAAGGATAAGTTTTTCCGCACAAGACAATGGTGTCACTTCAATGATGGAGCGTTTAAAACGCCAGTCAGATGAGTTAATGAGCGGTTTCATATCCGATTCCCAAAAGTATTCCGAGAAGTCAAGGGAACAATTAAAGTTCATTGAAGATCAGATTAAGGCTATTGAGCGTAGGAATAAGCTCGAAAAAGAAGCCAAAATTTTAGGTATAGAGGCTGCATACGAAAAAAAATCAGCCACAGCACACCATTACGAAAGGTCTGCCCTTCAAGACGAAATGAGGGAGCAGAAGTATATGGTCTCTCAAAGCGGGGGCGTGGATGACATGCAAATAAGTCTTTTGCGGGAAATAGTGGAAACTATAAAGGTTACTGCCCGTGAAGAAATTGCCGAAGATCGCAAGGATGTAGAGAAAGAAGTTAGGTCGTATGAAAGAATGTCTGCTTCGGGAAAGGGAGGAATGCCCAAAGACGAATCACTGAAGCGCAGTATTCAAAGCGAGGAACTTGCAAGTAACAGTAAAGGTAGTGGCGTTTTTTGGGATGTTTTGGGAGCAAACCTTGTAACACAGGGTATAAGTGGGGCGTTAAATGCAGTTGGCAATATAGCAAGTGGAGCTTCCAATGCGCGTAGTGGCGACCAGTTTTCAGCCGATTTACTTACAGAGGGGTTAGGTGGTATTCCCGTGTTTGGTGGCGCACTTGCTGGCTCGATTGGGCAAGGTTTTACGCGAAATATAGAGGAAGAGTTTCAAAGAGATAAAGGACTTGCACGCTTGAGGTCGCGAACTCGTAGGGGTCAAAGTGGCTTTAGTGTAACTGATTTGGGGTTTTCAGAATCAGAAACCTTACCAATTGCCGAACAAGTTTCGGAAATACTTGGAACAGGCTCTAACCTTGGCAGAAATACCACAGATGCTTTAAATTTAGAAAGATCTTTTGGCATCGACAGAGGAACAATGATGCAGGTTTTAGCTGGCCAGCGTGTAAGTGGTGGTGGCAATGTTATGGAAGGCATGACTGATTCAATTGGCATATATAAGTCCAAAGGGCTGTTTGAAGGTGGCGATTATTCACAATACCTTGAAATACTTAAAACTCAAAACAAATTAATACAGGAACAAAGCCAAACAGTTGAAGAGGTTAACCTACGATCAACTGCCAATATTGTGGGTGCTTTGAGGTCGGTTGGTGGGAGTTTTGGTGATGCTCGTGGGGGTACAAGGGCTTCGCAAATTAGCAGTGCTTTGGCAAACCCGTCCAATGACTTTCAACGCGCAATGAATATGCAGATATTGTCTGGATTACCCGGAATGGAAGGCGCAGACATCATTGATTTAATGGTTGCTGAGGGCAAAGGGTTGGGGCAGGAAGGTTTTCTAGGCGAGACTTTAAAATACATTGAACGCAATAGTGGAAGTAGTACAGAAGGCATCTTAGCAACTCAAACAAGATTAAATATTCCACCAGACGCAGCTAGGGAGCTATTAAAACAGTTTCAGGTAGACCGAACACGATTCGACGGTATGAAAGGTTTGCCTCCGGACATTCAGGCCATGATGACCCCAGAAGAGGTTAGGAAGAGGGCGAAAGAATTTACACCAGATCGAGAGCGTCAACAGGCTGAAATAAGTGATGCTTTTGTTAGGGGTATAAAAGAGGGTCTATTTGAAGTTGGCGAAGAAACCGGAAAATCTATTACCA